TCGGAGAGGTTGGTGGGTATCGGGGCCCGTCGCTTTACGGCTCGGGGAGCCTTTCGCTTGGGGGCTGCCATGGCCACGTCTCCGGTTTCTCCTGGTTGCGGTATTTCTTGCGGAGCTTGGCTCGGTCGTTGGGAAGCATTCCGCCCCATACGCCGTAGCGTTCGCAGTTCTTCATGGCCCAGTCCAGGCAGCGTTGCCGCATCGGGCAGACGTTCCCGTCGGTGTCGCCATTACAGATCGAGGCGGCTTCCCGGAGGTCGTCGAACCACGGGTCGTAATCACGGGAGGGGGTCTGGTACTTGCGGCACTTGGCCTCGAATTCGGGGTCATCACCGCCGGTCCAGTCGGGAGCCGAGCATCGGGAGAAGAGGGCCACTCAGTTCTCCAGGATGGTGTCGAAGGTTTCCTGGGAGAGCACCATCCAGTTCCTCCCTCCCATCTCGATGACGAAGACCATTTCTCTCCCGGAGAGCAGTGCGTTGCGTTCGGCGAGTACGAGTTCGTCGACCTTGAGGGGGTACTGGCGTTTCTCTGTGGTCTTGGCCTCGAAGGAGAACTCGTCGTTTCGGACGTCGTTCTTGTGAATCCAGCCGTTGCCTGATCCGGGGCTGACCTTGCCGTCGTACTTCTTGGCTAGGCCCTTTTCCTGCCGCTGGGACCTTTTAAGGCCGCGGTTCGTCACCTGCGAGCCTCTTTCGAATCATGTCCAGGAGCTGGTCGATTTCGTCGGACTTCCTTTTGAGGAATCGACTGGCCCGCCAGGAGACGAACATGATGTAGACCGCTTCAACGAGGGCGAGAGCGGCCAGGGCCGCGATCACGCGGCGATCTCCGGTGCGTCGGGGTGGAATGCCCGCTGGAGGACGGCTGCGGCGATCTCGTCCTGTAGGTCGAGTTCGGCGCGGAGGGAGTCGATGATCCCGTCCTTGAGGTCCCAGGTGCGGTCGCCGAAGTCGAAGTAGCGGCCACGGCGCTTGATGACGTCGTGGTAGACGCCCCAGGTCATGAGGTCCCGGACCACGTCCCAGTTGCCGGCGGTGATGCCGCGCGAGGGCGAGTCGTCCCAGTAGAAGTGCGTCTCGGCGGTCTTCTGCGGGCCGGCCGACTTGTGCTTGACCGTCTTGAACTTCATGGCCTGGCCGACGCGGGCCTTGCCCTTGCCGGGGGTCGCCTCGTCGAGGAACTCGGCTCGGGAGACTTCGAGCCTGGTCCAGTAGGCGAAATTTTTGCCGAGGCCGCCGGGAGTGGTCTTGGGGGTGCCCTGGGGGCTGAAGCCTCCGACCTTCTCGCGCCACTGGTTGATGACGATGCCCATGACCGCGCGTTCGTCGGTGATGTGGCTGCGCTTGGTCGCCTTGCCGGCCTTCCGGAAGAACTTGTTGGTGACGCGGGCACCGAGGCTGATCGACAGCTCGTCCATCGCCTTCGCGGCTTCCTCGTCAGGGACGAGCGCCGGGTAGCTGTCGAGCACGATGGCGTCGACCGAGCGGGAGCCGGCGAAGTCGAGCATGACCTCGTACGCCTCTTCCATGGCGTTGGTCTCCGCCACGATCACCTGGTCGGTGTTGACGCCGAGCTTTTGCGCCCAGTCGAAGTCGTAGTCCTCTGCCGCGACCCACAGGGTGCTGTGGTCGGGGTTCTTGGCTTGCTGGTTCGCGATCGTCTTGTGTACGACGGTCGTCTTGCCGCTGCTTTCGAACCCGATGATCTCGGTCCACTTGTTCGCCGCGAAACCTCCGCCGAGGATGATGTCGAGCGGCAGGTTGCCCGTGGCGAATGGTGGAGCGATCCGCATGTCGGAGGCCATGATCATCGTCTCGGGCCCGTACTTCTTGTTCAGTTGGGCCACGAGCGCGAGCGCCTCTGCCGACACTGCCACGACGCCCCCCTTCTTGTTCCACAAGTTGTTCGTCAACTTGTTGTTCAAGTAGGACACTAGGCGCCCGAGCGTTCCAGGCACATGGAGTCGAGTTGCTCGTGAGGATCACGGATCGATCACAGAATCCGGGCAAAACAAAACCCCCGGCTGCCAGGGGGTGGCGGCCGGGGGCGGCGTCTGCGGGGGCTGGACTCAGACGGGAAGGATCGTTCTCGCGAGCTGGTAGGTGACAGCGCCGGTACCGAGATGCACCATGCACTTGACGAGGCCCGTTTCGACAGCGTTCGCGAGCGCCTCACTCGTCAGGACTTCATCCATGACTTCAGCCACCGAAGCGGGCACTCGCAGGCCCAGCCCACCCTCAATCTCCACCATGACCGCTCCATGCCGACCGGACGCCGCAGGCCGCCCCCTGAGAAACAGAAGGACCAGCCGGCGCGTGCCGGCGGTCAACGTCCACTTCCTGAGGATGCGGCGCGTGAGGCGTGGTTGTCAACTAAACTTTCCAATAGTCGGATCCTGTGTAGAGACGGGTAGGTTGCGGTGATCCAATCCTTGGCCACGGTTTACGACGGCGGACATGACCGGCCGCCCACCAGCAGGGAGACCACCTCTTGAGCGACAGATCTTTGGCGTCCAAGGTGTCCTGGCTCATGGACCACACACAGGGCCCGGACGGCAAGCCGTGGACCACCCGCTCGCTCGCGGCGGAGACACAGGCACACGGGGAGGGGATGTCGCACGCGACCGTGGGGAAGATCGCGGACGGCACCAACGACAACCCCCGCATGAAGACCGTCGAGGACCTGGCGGCAGCGCTGGCAGTCTCGCCCGGATTCTTCTTTTCGCTGTACGATGTGTCCGATTTGCCTTCGGTTCAAATGTTCGGTAACCCTCGGATACGTGAATTGCTTACCGCGATGCAGCGCCTGAGCCCTGCTGACCTAGCCGACGTCGAGGCTCTGGTCGCAGCGCGTGTGAGTGAAGCAGGCGACCCCCCAACGCATCCCCTCCCCCCACCTCCCGAGCCGCCGAGGCGGCCCGGACGTCGCCGTATGTCCGAGGCTGCACGACGCGCTGCAAAGTCACTGGAGCCCTAGCTTGAAAAGCGCGTTCTACTCGGCGTCGCTCGTCCTTGGACTCATAGCTACCGCCGAGCTTTTCCGCCGCTCCCGCAACAAGGCTGGCCACCGCAGCACCGTGATCGGGGCCAGCCTCGCCTGCACCGCCACTGCGTTCGCGACCGTCGCCATCGCCTTCGCCGACCCCCTCATCGTGCGGCCGTTCGCTGAGGCCACGGGCATCACGGGCCTCGCCATGTTCATATCGGGCACGGCGGTACTCGGCCTGCTCGTCATGATCCTGGCGCTGCTGTCCTGGTGGATCTTCCGGGGTGTCGCCTTCACCGTGTCGCTTCTGACCATAGGCGTCATCACCGCGGCTGTGGCCGGCTCCATGGTCCTCTTGTTCGCCCAGTCGCCGCAGGCCAGCAAGTACACAGGGACCAGCCTGCGGTTCCTTGTCGCCGACCTCGCTCGGCACGGACCGCTGTGCAACAGGCCCGTCGCGTACGCGTGCATCTACTTCAGCTACGTGATCTTGGCGTGCATCGGCGTCACCCTGGGCTTCTCATTTCTCGGACTCGGCGCCAAGGATCTGGGACTCCGCGTGTCAGCCGGCTTCTGGTCAGCCGCCTGCGCTGGAACCATGGGCATCGTCTACGCGGGGCTCAGCCTTTACGCAGTCATATCGGGGGCAGTCCTGCACCACCTCGTCCTCCCGTTCGGGGGGACCGAGACGGCGACGGCATTCGGCGTGTGCGGAGCGCTGGCCTTCGCGTGCGCAGTGCTCATCCCCTACGTCCCCATGAAGCCCCAGCGAGCCCGCTGACGCCGCAGGAACGCAGCAGGGGCCACACCTGTGCGATGTGGCCCCTGCTGTGTGTCTGCGGGTCAGGCGACGAGGTCGACGACCTCACACGCGCCGGCCGTGCACGCCAGTTCCTGGCTGCCGACCGTGGAGTCCTCGACCTCCCAGAACGGCAGGTCCTCCCAGTGGATCTCTGCCGGCATACGGCTCAGCAGCTCCTCGTACGCCTCGCGCGAGCACTCCTCATACGGCGCCTGCTGGTAGGTGTGGTCCGAGTGGGGCAGGAAGCTGACGCCGCTGATCTCGGACAGGTGGCTCCACACCCACTCCCCGACCTCGTCCCACTCCTCGTTGCGTACCGAGATGGTCACCGACGGCTTGTGATCGCACCAGTGCCGCTGGACATCGAGCCACAGCTTCAGGTGGTCGACCGCGGTGACCTGGTCGCGAGTGATCGCGCCGGCCGGCGCCGCGATGGGGAACGAGAAGACGTTGTTGCTCGGGCTCATGACGTCGTCCTCGCACGGTACGCCGTAGGTCTGCATGAGCTGGGACAGCGGGTCCTTCTTGTCGGCCCGGACGCGGCGGATGTAGTACTCGCTGTGCCAGGTGTGCAGGCCCGAGGAGACCCCCGTGAGCTGCGAGACGGTCCCGGACGGCTTCACGCAGGTGATCGCGTGGGATCGGTTGATGCCCAGCTCGTCGGCGTATTCGGCGTTGACCGAGGACGACAGTTCCCGCAGCTCGTCGAGCAGCTCGTTGCGCTTCACGGCCGACTGGGTGACCAGTAGATCGGAGCCGAAGACCCCGGTGAGGGAAGCGCCCAGGAGGCGCTCCTCCTCGGCGTTCTGGCGCCACTCGTCACGCAGGAAGGGGTAGTCGGTCAGCGTGCTCTGCCACGTGCCCAGAATCGTCGCCAGCTCGACCTTGCGGGCCAGCGTTTCCTTGGTGTCGTCCTCGCGGACCACGACCTCCGAGAGGTTGCAGAAACTGAACGGACGCAGAATGATCTCGCTGCACGGGTTTGTCCCGTACATGACGTCCTCATCCCGCTTGCCGTACTTGCCCGCCTGCCGCTGGGCGGCGCCGCGGTGGAAAATACCGCGCTCGCCCGAGCCCGAGGCGACGAGGCTGGCCCACTCGACGTCGAAATCCTCGCGGCTCATGTCGTCCGAGTACACAGCGCTGTTGTTGGCCAGTTGGCGGTAGGGGTGGTCCTTCCACCACTCCCCCGACTTGGCCTCGGCCATCTCCCGGTCGGCGAGGTCGGACAGCGAGATCATCGCCGAGCGTCGTACGCCACCCACCACGATCACCGATGCGATCTTGCAGGCGAGGTCGTGGGCCTCGATCGGACGCAGGCGACGGCCGGCCGCGCCGTGCAGGAGCTTGATCGTGAAGTCGAAGAGGTCCTGGAGGGGTTCGGGGCCGGACGCACGGCCGCCGAAGGTGCGCAGGCGCGCGCCTGCCGGCCGTACCTCGCTCGTGTCGATGCTGGGGATGATGCCGTCCAGCCACACCAGGCGCAGTAGCTCGTCAAACGCCTCCGCCCATCCCAGCTTGCTGTCTCCGACGGTGATGACGATCTCCGGTACCCGCCGCAGGAGGTCGGGGACGACCGGGAGCTGGGAGACGTAGTGGTTCTCGACGCTGTAACCGACGCCGGTCCCGTTCATCAGGATGAAGAGCAGTTCGGAGAAGGCGCGCAGGTCCTGCAAGGGGAGGTACGAGCAGTTGAAGCCGGCGATGTTGGACAGTTCGAGTGCTTCGCCGGCTGTCATCACCGCGCGCATGCTCGGCATGACGTCGTGCTGGAGGACCGCGTGGCGCATCGCGTACAGCAGGTCCTTGTCCGGACGGTAGTCGAACTCGTCGGCCAGGTGCTTGGTCATGAACGCGAAGTACCGGTCCACGGTCTCCGCCCACGTCTCCCGGCGTGATTCGGCTTCTACGTACCGCGCGTATCGGGACAGCGCTATGTAGTTCCGGTACGGGTCCTGGAGGGTTCCGTCCGGGTTGAGGATGGTACTCAATTGCTCTCCGGTTATCCGAGACGGCCGACTACGGTCATCGAGAAGCCGCCTTGTTTATTGGCCGCCGTCTGTCGCGCGGGGGTTGCCTTGCCCTCGGACTTGATGGTGAGTCCGGAGGTCGAGTGGAGTTTGGGATAGCCGCATTCGTAGCAGCGCTTGCCGGCCCGCGGTTCCGTGGGGATGGCGAAGTAGTTGCTGCCGCCGCATTCCGGGCACATCTCGGAGTTCCGGGCGTGTGCGGCCTGGCGGGGTGGTGGAGCCTGCTGCTCGAACTGGGCCGGGTACGGAGCCGGCGGCTGCTGGTACGGCTGTTGGTACGGCTGCGCAGGCGGCTGGTAGGCAGGCGCAGGGGCGCCGAGGTGCTTGTTCCAGAAGTTACTCACTACACCACTCCGCTTTGGATGAGGCCCTTGTCGTTGAGGTTGGAAAGCACCGCGATGACAGAGGAGGTCAGAATGGCCTGGTAGTCCGTGCGGAACGCCGAGTACTCAGCCGGGTCGTCTTCCAAATCAGAGGTGTCCAGGATACCTCCGAAAAGAATGTCGGTGATGAGCGCTCCGTACACCGCGATAAGCGGGAAGAGCGGCTCAACTTCCGCCAGGCGCTCTGTCGATTCGCGCTGCTCCATTTCGAGCACCTCACTGCTGCGCCCGACCTGACCGCTCTTGACGAGCAGATCGTTTTCCGCTCGGCCGGCATTGAGGTCCTGAGCCAGTTCGGCCTTGAGGACCTCGAAGGGAATTGTTCTCATTGTCAATCCTTGGCTTCGGACCAGCGCTCGCACACGGCGACGTCGGCGGTGAGGGGGACGTTGATGAGGTGCTGGATTCCCTCGCCGATCATTGCCTCCTGGAGGAGCTTGGAGCCGACGTCGACCAGGTCCTCCGGGCAGATGACGACGAGTTCGTCGTGGACGGTGAGGCTGAGCTTGATGCCGTCGTGGCCGCTCTCCTTGATGGCCTTGTGGAGCCGGACCATGGCGAGCTTGATGAGGTCGGCCGAGGAGCCCTGGATCAGTGAGTTGACGGCGCGGCGTTCGCCCTTGGACCGCAGCCACTTCAGGCCGGAGGCGATCTCCGGAAGCCGGCGCTTGCGTCCGAGGAGCGTGGTGAGGTCGTGGGTCTCGCGCTTGCGGACGGTGTTGACGACCGACCGCTTGAACTCGTAGATCTCGGGGAACTGCTCCTCGTGGATCTGCATGATGCGCTCGGCCTCGCGCACCTTGATGCCGGCCATCGCCGCGACGGTCTCAGGGCCTGCGCCGTAGACGATCGCAAAGTTGAGACCCTTGGCGACCTGGCGCATCTCCTTGGTGACTTCGTCCCAGGAGACGCCGAACACGAGGGCTGCGGTGGCCGTGTGGGCGTCCACGCCGGCCAGGAAGCCTTCGTACAGGGCGCCGCGGCCGAGGTAGTGCGCGAGCACCCGCAGTTCGATCTGTCCCCAGTCTGCGATGAGGAGCTTGTGGCCCTTGGGCGCGACGAACAACGACCGGACCTTGGTGCCCAGTTCGGTTCCCGGCCGCGGGACGTTCTGAAGGTTCGGGGCCGAGCAGGAGAAGCGTCCGGTGCGGGCGCCGTACTGCTTGAAGATCGGGTGGATGCGCCCCTTGAAGACCCGTCGCGGCTGGTCGGCCTTGCCGAGGTAGCCGTAGACGTACGTCGAGAGGAGCTTGTCGACCTCGGCGTACTCCAGGAGGATCCGGCAGACCTCGTTCTCCGGGTACGCCTCCAGCGTCTCCGCGTCGGTGCTCCAGTCCCGGAAGCCGACCTTCTCGCCGTTGCGCTTCTTGGCCCTGCCGCCGTCGGTGAGCTTGATGGGCTTGAGGCCCTGGCCGCCCTCGGCCTTGGACAGGTAGAGGACGTCCTGACGCTGAGGCGGGGAGCCGACGTTGAAGACCTTGCCGGCCGCCCGGAACAGGCGGGTCTTGATCTCCTCCAGCTTGATGACGAGTTCGTGCTCCAGCTCCAGGAGCCGGTCCTCGTCGATGCAGGCGCCCGTGGGGTGCATGTCGAGGAGCACTTCGGTGACGCTGAGTTCGAGCGCCATGATGCGGGAGAGGTCCTGCTCGACCAGGTCGCCGCACATCGCACGCCACAGCAGCCAGGTGTACTTGGCGTCGAGGTAGGCGTACCGGGCGACCTTGGTGAACCCGTGCTTCTCGACTTCCTTGCCGACGTTCTCCGTGTCGTACTTGTGCTTGTACCGCTTCTCTACGAGCGTCTTGAGGCCGTTGAGGCGGTTCTCGTCGAGCAGCCAGGAGCCGACCAGGGTGCAGCCGTAGGGCTTGGGCGGGATCCGCCCGCCGTAGTACTTCGCGAGGCTGCCGAGGTCGAAGGTGGCGCTGTGGGCGACCTTTCGCCGGCTGGAGAAGAGCAGGGGCTCCAGCGCCTTGAAGACCTGGCTCGGGCGGAGCTGCTTGGGCGGGGCGCTCCACACCGCGGGGACGGTCTCCCGTTCCCCGGTCTGCTTGTTCTTGCGCCAGGTCGCCTTGCTGATGAGGCGGTCCCCGTTGGGGTGTCCCAGCGGGATGACGACGGCGCGACCGTAGGTGGCCAGGGCCACCCACAGGATTTCGTTGGCGACGGGGACGCCTCGGTGTGACCCGACCGTCTCGATGTCGATGACGAACTCGTCGTACCGCGAGAAGTACGCGACAGCCTCTTCGAGGTCTGCCATCGTCAGGATGACGTCGCGCACGTCTCGTGGTCCTTCCGTATCAAGCTGCGAGTTGGAGTCGTTCGGCGAGCAACAGTTCAAGGAGGATCAGGCGGTAGGCCGCGTATGCCTGGTGGGGGACGACCCCGTTGCCGATCTTGTGGAGCTGCTGCGAGCGGCTGAGGCCGGGGATGCTGGTGACGCGTCCGGGGATGCCCATCAGCCACTCGGCGAAGACCGCGGTCAGGCGGCGTCCGCCTCTGGGCCCAATTTCGGTCGGGTACGGCGCCGGAACTCCGGTGATGGCTTCCCATCGGTGGATTGCCGGCGCGTACTCGCCCCACCACTCGGTAGGTGAGTGACGAGGGTCCGCAGGTTCATCGACCCAGTCGAGCCGGGGGCGTGTCCCGCGCCGCCCTTGCCGTCGGACGCCGTGGGCGTCGGCAAGAGATGCACTACGGCCGCCGGCAAGTGCGTGTAGTTGCCGCTGCTGTCCCGCTGGTTCGGTGCACCCTTCGGACCGTCGCTGGCCCTCGGTGTCGGCAGGACCCGCATCGGAAGAGGTTCCGCCGGAAGGAGAAGAGCTACCTCGCTCAGAGGTCGGCTCATCTTCCCGTGCCGGTTGCCCGTGCCGGCTTTCCAGTCCCGTGCCAGGGGCGTCGGCAGAAGGGAAGGCGACGCAGAACCATCGGTCCCGGTGGTGTGCAGTTCCAACTTCGGAAGCTCGAAAGCACATCCATCGCGCGTCGTACCCGATCGCGGCCAGGTCCCCGAGTACTCGGTCGAGTCCACGTCGGGCGATGGCGGACACGTTCTCCAGGAAGAGGAGTCGCGGTCGAAGCACGCGAACGGCTTCGGCGACGTTTCGCCAGACGCCCGACTTCTCGCCATCGATGCCCTTCCTGTGTCCTGCGTTGGAGATGTCCTGGCACGGGAAGCCCGCGCAGATGATGTCGACCTGGCCGATGAGTTCGGCCCAGTCGATGGAGGTGATGTCCCCGAGGTTGGGGATGTCGGGGTGGTGGTGCGCAAGGATCTGGGCGGCGTAGCGGTCGATCTCTGCCAGGTAGGCGACGCGCTCGCCAGTGAGTTCCTCAACCGCGATTTCTAGGCCGCCGAATCCCGCGCACAGGCCGAGGATCGGCATGCGTGTTCCTTCGCTGCGGGGTGGCCGCTCCCCACCCGGAGGAGGGAGACAGGTGGGGAGCGGCCGGTCAGGTGGTCTAGTCGTCGTCCTCGTCGTCGTCCACGCCGTTGAGGACCTTCTGCACGGCCGCCTCCAGCTCGGCGCGGGTGCAGTGGCGCTCCCAGGCTTCCGAGTAGCAGGACTTGGACAGACGCTCGTGGTCGGCGTCGCTCAGCTCGTCGGCGTCCCAGTCGGAGTCGACGTCGCGGGCCTTGACGGCTTCGACGTGGTACTCGGTCTTGGTGCCCTTGCCCGTCTTGTGGACGGCGATGTAGAGCTGCGGCGCGGTGAGGTCGCCGACGTGGTCCCGCCCGACCTTCTTGGGGTCCTTGGCGATGGCCTGGAGGGTGCGGGCGGCACGGATGCCGACCTCCCAGACCTTGTGGATCCACTTCTTGTCGTCCTCGTCCCAGACGCCGACGTTGAAGGTGGCGACCTTGCGGCCGTAGTGGTCGAGGTCGTCGCAGAGCGGGCAGTCGTCCTTCGGCGCGAGCCCTCGGAAGGAGCGCTTGCCGGAGGTGATCTCCCGGACGTAGTGGTACTCGTAGGAGTCGAACGGCTCGGGCTCCAGCAGGCGGATGAGCTGGGGATCCTTGGTGATCTCCAGGCGCATCTCGTTCTTGGCCTCGAAGTCCTGGCCGCTGCCTGCGATCTCGTCGAAGGCGCCCCAGCCGGCTGCGGCTCCCTGCTTGCGGGCGGAGTTGCCGCGCTCCCTGCCCTTGCTCGGGGTGGCGTCGTCCTCGTCGAACACGTCGCGGCCCTGAGCCTTTCGACCGCGTCGTGTCTGGGGGGCGTCGTCCTCGTCGAGCGAGCTTCGCCGGCTGCGGCCGGCTCGGCGGGTGGTGGGTGCGTCTTCCTCGAAGATGTCGTCGAGTTCGGCTCGGGCCATATCAGTCCTCGTCGTCGGTGATGGCGGGGTGGACGTGCGCGAAGGAGTTGTCCTCGGTGGTGAGTTCGGCCGCCATCCGCCGCTCGCGCTCCAGCAGTTCGTCGATGGCGTCGTCCAGGACGCGCGGGTCCGTCGACTTGACCCGAGCGGTCACCTCGATGTGCTCGTAGGAGCCGAGGTTGAAGCGCTCGGTGACGGTCTTCTCGTACTCCACGACCGGCTTCACGCCGCCGCCTCCTTCTGCCTGAGCTGCTCGAACGCTTCCGTGACACGCGCGGTGAACCGGGTGTCCGTGATGCGGATGCCTCGGGGATCGCCGTCGAACAGCCCTTCCTCTTCCGCGATGCGGACCATGACGTTGATCTGGTCGCGGGTGTAGAGGCGGCGGTTGCCGTTGGCGGTCTTGCCGCTGATGACGTAGGTGGCCTTCGGGATGACCCCGCCGGCCTCCCACTTGCGGATCGTCACGGCGTCACGCCGCAGCGCCTTGGCGAGGTCGCCGATGCCGAAGAACTCGCGGTAGCCGCCGGCGAAAGGCTTGACCTGCGGCTTGGCGTCCCAGCGGTCCGGGTCGAGTTGCGCGACCGTGTCCGAGCGGAGGTCGGCTTGTGTGCGCACGGGCAGGCGCGAGATGCGTCGGGTGGAGCCGGGGTAGAACTGTGTCGGCGGCTGGTCGGCGATGCTGGCGAACTCGCTGTCCCAGTCCCTCATGCGTCCACCCGCTTGAACCGAAAGCCTTCCTTCTCCGGGAAGATCCGCTCCATGTGCTCGTCCGTCAGGAGGCCCTCCTGGTACAGGACGTACGCCTCCTGGGGGTCGAACTGGCGGACCATCGGGAAGAGTCGCTCGTAGACGACGGGGTCGGTGCCGCTGTTGACGGCCGCGGTGTCGACGTCACGGGCGATGCCTTCGGCTTCGTCCTCGTCCAGCCCCTGGGTGGTGTACCGCTCCAGCTTCATGCCCTTGAAGGGCTTGTCCCCGACGCGCAGCGGGCGGGGCAGCTCGATGATGTAGCTGCCCTTCTCGTCCTGGATGCCGACCTCTCGCAGGTCGGCGGTCATGTCGTCGCGGAGCTTGTTCAGCAGCGACGTCTGGGTGTCGACGCGGTGCTTGATCACGGCCCACTGGGCAGCCTTGCGTTCGAATCCGGATTCCGGCGTGTTCGCGTTCAGAGCCGACTCTGCCGGGGCGTCAGAGAAATCCACGCCGTCTCCTCAAGTACGTGTAGGGACAACGTCGCCAGGGCGGCTGACTGCGCGGTAACAACAGACCACCGCAGATCGAGGGCGCGCCCTGGCGACTGATCACAGACTAACACTCTTGAGGAACAAGTTGAAGAACAAGTTGTGCATCAAGTTACTGGACAGCAGGAAGCCCCGGTGGCTCGTGCGTCCACCGGGGCCCCTGGGATGTCAGGCGGTCAGCGCCTCCTCCATCTCGCCGATCCGCTCATCCACGCTGTCCTTGTCGGTCTTGGCGGCCTTCCATTCACCCTCGATCACCGGGAACTCGTCCCGCATGATCTGCCGGCACCGGACCACCGTCGGAGCCTCGTCCTCGCCCATCTCGGCGATCAGCGCCTTGTGCCACGCCGCGGCAGGGTGGTCGTCGTACGTCTTGCCGGCAGCCAGCCACTGCTTGATGAACTCGCGCGCCGTGGGCCGCAGCTTGGACTCCCGTCGGCCGCCCCTCTTGCGCACCCCCGCCTCGAAGTCCTTGGCCATGAACTCCGCGAGCAGCTCCTCCACGGTGCGCTCCAGGTCGTCCACGCGGCCGTCGTCCTCAGCCGGCTGCGGAGCGGTCTGGTTCTCGACGTACTCGGTTCGGGCGAAGTGGACCTGCCGCATGAGCCAGGGCCCGATCTCGCCCCAGATCAGCAGGAGCGTGGGCATCACGGCGTCGAAGAGGCCCTCGCCGTAGGCGCGGCGCATGAAGGCGTCGGCGCAGTTGAGGCCATAGGTCATGACACCCATGAGGCCGAGCCAGATCCGCGGCCGGCGGAGTTCGGCGTCGCTCCAGCCGCGCAGTCCGAGGTACTGCTGGCCGACCATGAGGCCGAGGTAGGAGAGGCTGACGGCCGGGGCGACGAGGGCCTGGACGTGCTCGGGGACACCGAGCCGGGCCGCGAGCGCCCACACGTTGCCGAAGTCGAAGAGGAACGCCAGGAGGATGGCCGACACGGTCATCGTCATGACGAAGTAGACCGTGAAGCGCTCGCCAGGGACTCTGGCCTGCTTCTTGGCCTCGGGCTTCGGCCTGCGGCGGATAGGGTTCTTCATGGGAGTTACGGCTCCTGTCTCCGACGGCTCTGGGTGCGCGCCCAGGGCCGTCTTTTCGTGTGCGAGTACGTGTCGTCTGGAGCTGAGTGACTATCAGACCTTCCAGACCTTACAGAACTGCCAGGCCGGTACGCTACCGACATGGGGAAGATCGAGACCGTTGGCGTGCAGCAGGCGCGCGACAACCTGCGGGACCACATCGACGCTGCGGTGAAGGACGACCAGATCACGGTCATCACCCGGCACGGCAAAGAGGTGGCCGCCCTGGTCCCGTCCGACTGGTACCAACGGGCTCGGGCTGCTCTGGAAGCTCAGGCCGCCGGCGAGAACTGACGCAGGGAGCGCTCCAGGTTCTCCCGGAGTGTCTCCACGTCGTTGACGACGCGGCCGTCGGCGTCGGCACCGCGGCCGTCGAGGATGGCGGATGCCGTGCGGGACTTGAACTCGCGGCGCTGGCTGCGTCGCTCCTCCACCGTGCCGGCCACCATGAAGTCGATCACCTGGACCGTCTCGTGCAGGCTTGAGGCGCGGACGTGTCGGGTGTCCTGCTGGTCCTGTGCGCCGGCTGAGTCGCGCTGGTCGTAGTTGATGAGGATGCGGGCCTCCGGAAGGTCGAGTCCGTAGCCGCCGGCACCGGAAGCCAGGAAGAGTCGCACGTCCTTCTCGTAGGAGAAGAGCGCCTTGGCTTCTGCCTTCTTGAGCGCGTTGTGGTCTCCGGTGAAGGAGACCGAGCGGTACTGCGGCATGGCCTCGCCGATGAGCTTGAGCATGCCCTTGAAGAAACTGAAGACCACGATCTTCAGGTCCGGGTCCCGCATCAGTTCCTTGCGCAGGAGACGGGTCAGCTCCTCCAGCTTGGGCGAGTGGTCGAGGCCGTCGAGGGCCCCGGATTCCGCGAGGGTGAGGCAGTACTTGCTGCCGCCCTTGCCGGCCAGGTAGCGCTCCGCCGAGTCCCGGATGAGTCCGGGGTGGTTGACCAGCATGTGAAGGGCCAGGAGCCGGCCCATCACACGGCCTTGTGCCGTGTCCTCGGTGGGCTTGGCCTTGCCCGAGTAGAGCGCGGCCAGGTCGATGCTGCCGGAGCCGTGGCCGGCCGCCTTGAACACCTCGAACAGGATGTCCTTGGCGATGCGGCGGTAGACCTTCGCGGTGGCCGTGTCGAGGTCGACGAGGACGCTGCTGCGCTCGACGGTCGGCATGTACTTCGCCACCTCGGGATCCTCGCGGGTCTTGCGGACCATCGCGACGGAGACCTTCTGGTGGAGAAGGGGAAGGTTCTTGTAGGCAACGGGGAAGCCTGCCCTGCCCTTCCCCTTGCTGCGGACGATGAAGGCGGGGTCGAAGTACTCCCAGGGCCCGAGGACTTCCGGGTCGACCCACTGGAACACGCTGAACAACTCTTCCGGGTTGCCGTTGTCCATGACCGTTCCGGTCAGGCCGATGCGGTGGTCGGACTTGATGCGCTTGATCTTCCGGGTGCGCTCGGCGTTGAACGTCTTGATCAGGGACGCCTCGTCGGCGACGACGATGCCCGGCTTGATCTTCCGTACGTCGGTCCAGTCGTGGACGAGGTTCTCGTAGGCGGTGACGACGTAGTCCGGCTGGTGCTGCTGGATGTAGTCGAACTGCTTCCTCTTCTGCTGCGGGGTTCCGTCGATGACGGTGCAGTGGTGGTCGGCCGGCACGACGATGTGGGCCTTGCCCACCTTGCGGTGCTTGGTGTCGACGTCGGTGAACTGGGCGATGCGCTCGGCCCACTGCCACTTCAGGGCGGCTGGCACGACGACCATGCAGGTGATGTGCCTGTCGGTGTCCATGAGCATCTCCGCGGCGGCGATGGCCATCACGGTCTTGCCGGTGCCCATGCCGTAGGCGGCGAGCATCGATCCGCGGTCGACGATGCGGTCGACGTCGTCGGCCTGGTAGGGGTGCAGGAGTCCCACGAACATCAGCGCCTCCCGAAGGCGGACAGGCGGCGCATCATCGGGTGGTAGGCGCCCTCGTAGGCGGCGCGGTTCTGCTCGGGCGTCATCTCGCCGGGGTCCTTCACGGCCAGGTCGCCGTAGTCGAAGTAGCGGACGAGCAGGCCGGTGCCGTGGAAGTGGTCGAAGACCTTGCGCCGCTCGCGCTTGCCGTCGTGGTCGTTGTCCTGGGCGGCGACCAGCCGGCTGAGGCGCCCGCCGAGGATGTGGAACTGCTTGGGCGTGAGGATGGCGCCGTAGCTCGCGAGCCCGCCGGCTATGCCGGCCGTCCACAGGACCGCGGTGTCGATGGGCGACTCGACGAGGACGCCTTCCTCACCGTCGAGAGCCTGGAGGCCGAAGAGCGATTCGCCCTTCTGCATGCCCTCGGGGTAGTTCAGGAAGTGGCCCTTCCCCTTCTCCTGCCACCCCAGAAGTTTTCCGCGCGCGTCTCGTACGGGGAAGATCCAGTACTGCCGCTTGGGGTCCCACAGGATCTCGAAGCGCCGTGCCGCTTCCGCGGTGATGCCCTTGGACGCGAGGGCGTTGGCCGGCGGCTCGGTGAAGAGCGCCATGTGAGATTCGGTGACCTCTTCCGCCTCACGCTTCTTGGCGTAGCTCTCTCCGGCCAGGAGGCGTACGGCGCGGTCGATGACGCCCTGCTCGCTCACCCACTGGGCGGCGTCGTCGGCGCCTTCCCCGCGGATCTCCTCGGCCAGGCGGACGAAGGGTCCCCGGAAGTCGCAGGAGAAACAGATGAAGACGCCGGTGTCCTTGTGCACGTAGCAGGAAGGGTTCCGGTCTTCCTTCCCCTTCCGGCGCAGGTGTGCCGGGCAGGGGATACGCCAGTTCTCCGAGTCTTCTCCCACGATCTCGATCCCCAGCTTGCCGAGCGCCGAGATGACGTCGCCGGGGATGGGAGCGTCGAAGATGTCGTCGCTACCAGCCTGCGTACGCCGGGACTTCATCGTCCACCTCCTCACCGAAGGGGTCGCCCTGCTGCTCGATCAGGGAGCCGGACTCCCAGTCCAAGCGCACGAACCACTCGTCCTTGGGGACGTTGCGGCCGGCCAGCACCTTGAGCTTGTAGAACATGGGGTCGTCGGTCTGCTCGACACCGAGCGCGAGGGTGGCGTCCTGGGCGAACGCGGAGGTGTAGCCCATGGAGCCGGAGTTGAGGCCGTTGGCGCCGAGCTTGGAGCGCAGGGCCTGCGTGGTGACCACGAACGGCAGGCCGTTGCGGGCCGCCATCCGCTTGATGCCTCGGGAAATGTTGGTCATGGCCAGCGGCGTCTGCTGCTCGCCGCTGACGGCGTCCACGAAGAAGTAGGCGCCGTCGATGATGACCGCGTCCGGCTTGTACTCGTCGATCTTCGCCTGCACGTTGTCGAGGGTCATCCGGGCGGAAGGGTCCTCGGCGATGATGTAGTCGCCCATTCCCTCCAGCTTTCGCATGGCCTTCTCCAGCCGCTTCCACTCCAGCTCGTTGAGTTCGCCGGCTCGGAGCTTGCGCTGGCTGATGCCAGCGAGGAAGGAGTCCAGGCGCTCGGAGATCTCCATGGCGCTCATCTCGAAGGAGAAGAGCAGCGGGCGGGCGCCGACGGCGTGCATGGCGCGGGTGACTGCCAGAAGGGTCGTCGTCTTGTTGGACTTCTCCAGACCGGTGAGAGTGACCATCTGGCCAGCCTGGAGGCCGAGGGTGAGCCTGTCGAGCGACGGGAAGCCGGTGGGAAGACCTATCAGCTCCCCTTCCTCCCGCTCGGCGTATGCGCGGTAGGTGGCGAGTCGGTCGTCAACGGTCTTGGCCCAGTTGAAGTCGTTGCCGACCGGGGTGTCTTCCGCCACCTTGCTGATCAGGGCGCGCACGATGTCGAGCGCGTGGTCGGTGTCGCCCTGGCCAACCAGCGCCTCGACGGCCGCGTTGAGACCGCGCTCGGTCAGAGCGGTGCGGCGCCGGTCGCGAATCCGGTCGATGAGGTAGTCGAGCGGCTCGTCGACCTGGGCGACCTCGAAGGTGGGGTGGTCGGCGCGGACCGCGTCGAGGGTGGGCGCCATGCCGTACTCGGCGTTGTAGGCGATCATGTCCTCGAACACGCGCCGGATCTCGCCGTTGGTGATGTGCCTGGGCTTGATCTTGGCGTTGAGGACGGTCGTGATGTCCCCGGTCGCGATGACCTTGCACAGGAGCTTGTGCTCGTGCGAAAGGACCGTCGTCACTGGCTTCCCCCCTTCAGGGCCGTGAGGATGGTGTTGATCAGGACCGTCTTGCCGGTGCGCCGCGGCCACTCGATGTGGAGCTTGAAGGTGGACCAGTCCGGCTCGACGCCGTCCAGGCGCATCTGCGCGAGGATCGCGGTGAGTCCGGACCGCTCGATGCGGCGCACCTGGTGCCGCGGCATCCATGCCGGCAGCTCGAAGCTGTGCTCGTAGGTGCAGGCGTGCGTCACGCGGCGGTGCTCTCTTCCTCGACGAAGCAGCCGCAGCCGCCTATGTCGTAGGGGTCGACGTTGATCTGCTCGGTCTCGACGCGCTCGCGGAACTCCCGCAGAGTCATGGGCTTAGTGGTTCCGCCTCGCCGGTCCCGGAGGATGGCGACGTCCTTGCCGAGGTGGGTGCGGAGGTTCTGCTCCTGCTGCTCGTGGTAGGCGTAGCGCTCGGGCATGACCTTCAGGAGGTTCTTGAACTGGGCCTGGCCGGAGCGGACGCAGAACCCTCCGCAGTTCGCGTGGGCGAAGCCCATGCCGTAGAGCCGGGGCGGCTTGATGCCGCGATCCTTGAGCTGGTCGAGGATCTCGTCCTTGTCGAGGTAGGGCGGCTCACACAGAGGCGCGACAGCCTTGTAGGGCTTGTAGGAGCGCTCGATGGCCGGCAGGCGGTGTGCCTCGCTCCAGTCGATCCCGACGTAGACCGTGGTCTCTTCCGGGTCGCAGTTGGCGTTGAGCCACTCGCGCGCCGGCCGCTGCTTGAGGAACTTCGAGCAGTTGGCAAGGCGGGTATTGCCGAGGAAGCGGTCGTCCTTGAAGACCTGCCAGACGTCGCGTCCCTCGTTCAGCCATATGAGCTGTCCTCCGAGGTCCCACGCGGCCTGCCGCAGGAAGCGGTAGTTGTCCTTGTCCTCGCCGGCGTGCGGGCTGGGGTTCTGGCCCTTGACGTCGGAGAAGACGAGGTACAGGTCTTCGTTCCCGTGCTCCTCGACGACGCGCCGTCCGGCGGCCCAGGATCCTGCGCCGCTGCTGAACATGACCACGCGCTTATGCGGCACGACGGTGGTCCCTTCCGGTCATCGGGACGACCTCGCACGCCTCCGTGAGGAAGCTCTGCATGGAGAGGTTGTAGGTCTTGTCCCAGTCGCCGGGCTTGTTGTTGCTGGTCAGGATCGTGGGACGGGCGTTGCGGTGCCTGCCGCGGATGAGTGCGTCGAAGACGTCGGCCGCGAAGTTGGAGGCGGTGTGGTGCTCCTTGCCGAGGTCGTCGAGGACCACCAGGGGGCAGGAGAGAACCTTGTCGAGCATCTTCTGGAGCTGCTGGAAGCGTTCGCGGGCCATCTCGTCCCCGGTGGCCTGGTAGAGGTCCCGCCAGTGGCGGTGGTCGATCAGGGCCTGGACGTAGTCGGCGAAGGGGACGAAGAACACGACGCCGCCGTGGGCCCGCCGGATGGTGGTGATGACGGCCGACGCGGTTGTGGTCTTGCCGGTGCCGGCGTTCCCGAAGAGCAGCAGCCCCTTGCCGACGAGGCTTCGGTCCTCGGGTAGTTGGGCCATCGTCGAGTCCTGCGGGATGTAGCGCTGGGTCCAGGTGGCGACGAAGCGCTCGATGGTCTGCCGGACGTCGGGGTGCATCTCGGTTATGTCCTCGACGCCCCGGCCCCAGTGCTTCACCGGGATGCGGGCGGTGCGCCAGACCAGGCTCTCGTCCCTGGTCTGTGCCTCGGCGGTCTGCACGGTCCTCCTCCTTGCGCTGGCGTGAGGACCACATTGAATCACAACTTGTGGAACAACTTAAAGAACAAGTTGCCCGTCACCAGGACCAGTCCTTCGCCGGCTGCTCCCCCGCGTCCTCGCTCCAGCCGTCGTAGACCTCGTCCGGACGCTCCTTGGCAGCCTTCGCCTCGCGCCCCTTGCGGACCGCGTCGATGAGCAGGGCGCGCTTGCCGATGAAGTCCTGCCAGGCGAGCGCACGCGGGTTCCGCAGGCCCTCCGTGGTGGCGTACAGCTCGCTCATCTCCCGCAGCTCGTCCGGCGTCAGGCCGGCCTGCTTGAGCTTCACGAAGTGGCTGGCGAGCGCCTTGAGGTTGGACTCCAGGCCGAACGCCCACCGCTGCGCCTCGACGGTCTCGCGCCAGTGCCGGGCAAGACCTGGACCGGTGTCAGGACCGGGCTGGCGGCTCCCAGACGCCCTCTCTCGCCGGCCGGCACCCCAGCCGCTGCGCGGGATCTCCGGAGCCTCCTGGGAGGCGTCCTCGTCGTCCCACAGGCCCATGGCCTTGGCCGGGTCGTAGGCGTCCTCCTCAGCCGCCCGGCGCTGTTCCTCGGCTCGCCGGGAGGCCCTGCGCGGCGCCGTTCGCGGAGCGTGCGGCCCTTCCGAAGGAAGGATGTTCACTGGTTCTATTTCTTGTTGCGCCAGATTTGGCGTAACCCCTACGACAGATTTGGCGTAACCCATCTCCTCGGGGGTGGCCAGGTAGTAGTTGCACGGGCCGCCCGGCCGGCGCCGCTCGGTGCGCAGCCAGCCGCTCTCACGCAGCTCGGTGATGCGGCGCGAGACGGTGCGCAGGGACCAGTTGAGGTCCTTGGCCAGCGTCTCCTGCTTGGGGAAGGCGCAGCCGTTCTTGCCGGCGTACTTGGCCAGGAGGCAGCCGAGGCGGAAGGCAGCGTCGCTGATCTTGCTGTCGAGGATGAAGACGTGCGGAGTCTGGACCCACAGTTCGTGGGCCTGGAGCCGGTCCTGCTGCTGGGCGTCGGTCACCGGCCACCCTCAGAGGTGATCAGTCCGGCGGAGCGCAGCTCGACCCACCAGCCGTTGACTTTCGGCAGCGACTCGTTCCTCTCCTCGGCGAGCGCCGCGGGAGTCATCTCGGCGCCCTCCTCGCGGGTCAGCAGGTAGACGTACAGGCCGAGGGCACCGCAGGAGATGCGGTTGGTGGTGGCGATCTCGCGCGGGACGCTCACGGGGGCGTTGGCCCAGCCCTGAAGAGTCCCCTTCGGGTAGTCGTCGTGGCTCATCTGGTCACCTCGGAAAGCTGTGGGAGCGTGGGTAAGCGGGGCGGCCGGGACCGCCCCGCTGATGGCCCTTGTCAGGCCGCGACCTCGCGGATCTCGACGTCCTTGCGCGGTCGTCCGCGCAGGGGCTCCCACTCGCGGGTCTTCGGGTTGAGCCACTCCTTGCGGACCTTGCCGGTGGAGCGCTTGGCCGGCGGCTCCACGGCTTCGGCCAGGTCGACCGGCGCGGCGTCCTGTGCGGTGTCGTTCTTGACCGCCTCCAGGCCCTTCATGGCCAGCGCCGTGATCGGGCGGTAGCGGACCTCGGCAAGGTTGGCCGCGGCGTTGGACTCGTCGACCAGGCGCAGGTGCCGGACCACGGCCGACAGGACCTCGACCACCTCGGCGTTCGGGGGCCGGTAGCGCTCGATGCTGACGGTCTCCCGGTGAGCCGCGGCGACTTCGGTCTCCAGCGTCTCTTCGGGCTCGTCGGCCGCCGGCTGTTCGGGGAGCGGGACGAGGGTCTGGGTGCCGCCCTCGCAGGGCTCCTCGTCGACCTCCTCCGGCTCCGCGTCGGCGTCCTCCTGCTCGGCCTCCGCCTCGACCTCTTCGGGCTCGGGCGGGGTGATCTGCTTGAGGGCGTCACGCAGGTCCAGGACGGTGATGTCCTCGTCGAGCGCGTAGGCGACCAGGTCGCGGATGTCGTCGTCACCCTCGTCGGCGGCCACCAGCAGGTAGCGGTCGCCGTCACGCTCGGCGAGGGTGCGGCCGAGAACGGTGTAGACCTCTTCGTCCCGTGCCGGGACCGCGTCCTCTGCGTTGTCGCGGACGACCTTGGACGCCTTGTCGAGCGTCTGGGCGAGAACCGCCGTGTAGGCGACTTCCGGGTCCACGTCTCCGGACCAGTTGTAGACGGCCTTGACCGCGGGGGTGATGTATTCGGCGCCGGTCGGGAGGACGAGGAGGACCTCTTCGTCGGTGGTGGGCTTGCCGTTTGCGTCGATGCCGAGCCAGTCGTCGAGCAGTTCGGTGACGGTGCCCTTGTCGACAGGGCCGGCCCCGGCGACAGCGATGTGGATGGTGGCCAATTGTGCTCCTTGTACGGGCACGTCGCGCCGTCCGAGCGGACGCGCCGGAGATCATGACTTGTGGAACATCTTAACGTACAAGTTGTGGAACAAGTTGGCCAACAAGCATCGAGCCCGCCCCGAATTTCGGGACGGGCTCGCGATGTGCGGTGCTCGATCAGCCGGTGGTGTCCGCCGCGACCGGCGCCCTGTAGAGCGCCTTGGCGAGCAGCTCCTGAAGCGTGGTGTCCTTGTAGACGCCGTAGTGCGCGGCGACGCCGAAGACGAAGGCCGACGCGGCGGACCAGCCGGCGACGGTCAGGTTGAACGCGTCGGGACCCGCTACGTACTCGGTACCCAGACCGCCCGCGGCCGAGAGCGCGGCGAGGATCGTGCCCTTGACCCAGCCGGCCCAGGTCTCCTTGGAGACGAACGCGACCAGAAGAGGGAGGACAGCACCCACCAGAAGATTGACGCCACTTACCTTGTCCATTGACACTCCTGAATTTCTACGAGAAGTCGAGATTGAAAGTCGTTCCCCACGGGACATTGTCCTGGAGAATTTCCGTAAGTCGTTGTGCGTGCCGTGCCCTGCCGGGGAAATAGAGACTCTTCGAGGAGTCGTTCGATCCCTGCCACAGATAGTCAGCGGAAGGATCGGATCCGTCGAAGAAATCTCCCAGTCCCGAACCCTCTTCCACGAGCACGTCGTCCATCCAGAAGGAGACGCCGTTACTGCTGGCCAGGTAGTCGGCCTTGGGCACCATGACGCCGCCGTAGAACTGGCGGGTGCTGGTGGCCGGCGGGGTCCAGGTGTAGTAGACGCGCACCCAGTTGCCGTCAACGAGGTCGGGACGGTTCGCCTTGATCCAGTCCGAGTTGGGACCGAACTTGTAGGCGGCGGCCAGGGGATCCCAGGCAGCAGCACTCACAGGCGGGTAACCGGAGGGCACGTTCACCCACGCCGAGAACGTGTGCGGGACGCCCGTGCGCAGAAGGTCACCGCCCTTGCTGGAGGGGTTGATGCCGCCGACGGCAGCGATGCCCACCTGCGCCGACGGCGTGCCGCCCTGGGGACTCTGGAACTTCAGCGAGCCGGCCTTGGTCCTTCCGGTCACGCTGTCCCAGGCGAATGTGTTCGTGACTCCTGAAGGCCCGAAAAATCCCCAGCGCGAGCTTCCAGAATTCATTCCTGGGTTGTTGACAAGATTGACTCGATCAGGCTTGACGCGAATGTTCAGACGCCTCGGGGCGAGCCAGTCGGGAACTCGATATGCCGGGTCACTGGATTCGTACGAGATGAAGTGCGCATCGGCGTAGAAATACCAGCCGATCTGCGGTGAGGCGGCCCCGTAGTAGACGAACGGCGTCACGCATGCGTAGCGGGCGGTACTCGGTGCGGTGACGCTGATCTGTGCCGTGGACCATCTGCCGTTGGTCTGGCTGGTGTTGTCCGGCGCCGAGGACAGTCCGTCGTAGACCAGGTTGTAGTTGGCGTCGTAGCAGCGGACCCAGACACGCCACTTGCGGGAGACGTCCGTCGAGACCGAGACACGTGCTGTGACTCGTCCGCTGCCGGCCTTCAGGGGGGCGAGGGCATCGGTGTGTGGGTCGAGCCCCCAGCCTGTCGAACCGCTCGGGATGTAGAGGATCGTCGACTTGGCGGAGTAGCTGCCGATCAGGGCCCGTTCCTGGGTCCGAGTGGCCACAGTGCCGCTGTAGGACTCGTAGCACATGTGGTCGTCGTGGACTGCGGCTGAACGGTCCAGGAGGTTGCCGGAGGGGGCCTGGGCGAACTGCACGCGGTCGAAGGCCACAGTGCTGGCCGCTGGCAGGCCGTCCCAGCGCAGACCGACGCTGGCGTATGCAGCCCCGCGCCACAGGGTGCCCTTCTCGCCGCGGTTGTAGTCGATGGGAGCAGTTGAGGTGATGCTGGTCCGCTGCCAGGTCGAGGTCACCGATGCGAGCTGCTCCGAGCCGCTGACCCAGGACATCGCCGGGTCGACGGAGGACGGGTTGGCTATGCCGAGGTCTGCGAAGCCTCCGGCCGGCTTGAGCGTGGTGACGGCTCCGGTGCCGCTGGAGGTGCTCGTGGCCGATCCGCTGATGATGAGGGAGTACTGGGTGACGGGGTCGCTGCCCGATGTCGAGACGGTCGTCTCGATCGGCTGGGTGCTGAGTACCGGCATCACAGGCTCCTTTCGAGCAGGCCGAAGAACGCGCCGTCCGGGGTTGCCTGGGTGACGGACGCCAGCTTCGTGGGGGCGACGCCGGGGCCGACGTACTGGTAGACCTCGATCAGGTTCGAGGCGTGGCTGACGTAGATGCGACCGCCGTCGGGAATCTCCGGCCAGGCGGCCATGACCGTGATGGTGCCGCTGACGGTCTTGGTGAGCCGGGTGCGCGAGGCCATCCAGAAACTGCTGGCGTCGGAGTTCGAGCGGAAGACGATTCCGTGCTCGGCAGCCGCACCGAGGCGCGGCCGGCTCATGAAGGTGATGTAGAAGCGCTGGTCGCCGATCGGCGTGCCCCAGGGGATCGTGTTGAGTGCCCACACCTTGTACGGCGTGGTGCTCGGGGTGATTGGCGAGAGCATGCCGTCCGAGACGACCCAGGTACCGCTGGTGGTCCACGCGCCGGAACCGGTCCAGGTCCACGGGCTGGCGTAGCTCTTGTCGCCGCTGAGCGTGGGCGTCGGCTCGTTGAAGCGCTGGAAGAACCCCTGGGAGTACACACCGCCGTCGTTGATGGTGGTGATCAGGTTGCCCTGCTCGTCGTACCACTCGACGAAGGAGCGCGCGAGGGTGCTGGTGGTGCCGGCGAGCAGTTTCGTGTACGTGGATGCGGTGAAGCTCTGCTGTGCTGCGCCGGCAAAGGACCAGTAGGTGCTGTCGGCCGCGTCACCGTCGGGCTGCTTGTTCCGGGAGTCGACGCGGGCCACGTAGGCGAAGTTGTTGAACGCGACGCGGTCGCCGGCTACGTATCCGACCTGGGGGCTCCATTGAGGGATCCGGTTCAGGGGAACGCCCCACTGCCGGACCATGGTCTGCATTGGCAGCGGCGCGGTTCCCTGCGTGTCGGACACTTCCCAGACGTTGCGGTCGGTGCCGGGTTGAACGCCCTGGTTCTTGACGAGCGCTCGCCACACGGTGCCGCTGGTGTCCCGAACCAGGTTGTCGAGGACGTATGCCGTGCTCGATGACCAGGTGGGTGCGGTGGGAGTACCGACCGATCGGACGCCGAGGTTAGCTGCGGACGCTCCTGGGTTGTTGACCGTGCCCGCGTTGTTGTCGGTGTTGGTTCCGGTGACCGCGGTCAGGCCGGCAGCCACACTCAGGCCGGCGGGGTATGCGCCCGTGGAGAGGTTGCACAGGCTCCATGTCGACGGTGACAGGGTGACCGGATTGGTCAGCATGCTGCCGACATCGAGCCGCGTGGCGTCGGTGACCTTGCTCCACCAGCCGCTTCCGTTGACCGGCTCCTGCCCGTAAGAGGGGTCGACGGTCCCGGTGACGACGAAGGTGTTGAGGCCGGCGTTGTATCCGGTCGCAGCAGCGTTCTTTCCGACGACCTTCATCATGAACGTGTGCGTGCCGGCAGTCAGGGTGTAACGGCCGAGGTAGCGGGTCGAGTACCAGATGCGCGGCTTGCCCGCGAGGGTTCCCAGGTAGTGGTCAACGGTGCCGATGCTGCTCTGGACGCCGTCGATGTAGTAGTTCGTCTTGCCGTAAGCCGTGCCGTCGATGGCGGCGACGGACAGATCGTAGACACCGTCCGCGCCGATGGTGAAGTTGAGGGTGACGTAAGAGTT